TTGTTAAGGTTGCTCCTGTGCTATTATAAACCTCCGTAATTAATCTTTGTGCTTCACTAGCAATAGTAGGGAAAGTAACTAAATTACCTGCTCCGTTAATGTATTGACCTGAAGTACCGTTGAAATTAGCAGAAATTACACCGCTTGTAGTAATGGGAGAATTGCCGATAGTTAATGCACCACCATTAGTGGATAAGCCAACACTCGTAACTGTACCCACCGCACCGCTTGACCTCTGCCAAATAGTTCCGCTATAAATAACATAATCACCTACTGCAAAAGTTATTGCTCCTGCTCCAAAGTTTACACTTCCTGCTGCGTTACAAATATAAACATCACCTGTGTCTCCTGTTCCATTCGCTAATGTTGGTGTATTTGTTGCTGCTGACCATAAACCCTTGTACTCCATAATTGAAGAAGGTAATTGAGCAATAGGAACTTTACCACCTGAATCTAAACTTGCATATCCATTAGCTACTCCCTTTGCACTTAATAGCTGATAGGTATCTAAAACCGATTGACTTGGGAAAGTTTCTACATAAGCAGAGCCTGACCACAAATAAAGTTTCTGCGTATCTTTTGCACAATAAATTATATTAATAGTTCCTGTTACGGGAAATGCAGCAAGGTTTGCATAAAAGTCAATAGACCCTGCAAACAAATTAGCTATCTGTGATAATGTTATCTTTTTACTTACCCCTGTTATTGGGTCACCTACTATTGTAAGGTCAGTTGAAAGCGGTGCTAAATTTGTAGCTAACTGATTTATTTTTTTAGATTCCATTTTAAGGTATTTGACAAGTGTCGTTTAATGAAGATAATGTTAATGAAAAATCTATTTTAATACCTGCTAAATAATCAGGGTCACTTTCAGTATAAAAGGTTATAGGCATATTATCACTTGCTATCCAATTATAAATAGGGTCTCTTAATTCAGCAACCATATCCTGACCTACTAAAGTCATATCACTTAAAACTTCTGTTTCGTTTGTTTCTTCCATTAGCATTCTATCCATTACATAGATAGAGAAATTGTATTGTATTTGCTTTGCTAATATTTGTGCATCAGTTAAAGTAAAAAACATAGCAGGGTAAGTTACCTCACCATTGCTCAACCTCTCCCAAACATCACCGAAATAGACAAACTTAATTTGCTCGTGATTGTTTCCGAATGTTGTTATTTGATTTACTATTTGGTTCAGTGTTAATGCCATTCTTTTTTGTTTTTTCTAAATAAACTTTTAGCTTATTTTGATTCTTAATGTTTGCTTCTTTGCTCATATTAACATCCTATTTTACCCTGATACTTTTCGGCTAGGTTTTTATTCTCATAACAACTACCATCTTCTAAATATAAAGATGAAGTGTATCCTTCTAAATCAGGTACTATGGTATCAATACCACTTGTAAAGTTTAAATATTCAGGGAACAAAGTATTATTCTGTCTTAAATATTTAATTACTCTTTGTTTGTAAAATTCTGCTCGTGTTCTATATCTATTAGCAACATCAATCATATCCTGCATTGAAGGATTTTCTGTGTTATCACCTGACTTTCTTAATAGACCCTTATTATAAAATTGATATGATAACCCCATTGGAAGTTCACTCATAACATAATAAATCAAGCAATCAGCTAAATAATTATTTAAAAGTATTACTTCGTTAGCGTTTAAATTATTTGCAGTTATACCTGCTTGTAATCTATTATAAAGTGTGCTACCCAAAGTAGGTAATATATACATATCCTGTGCAGTCTTTATTTCAGGCAATACTAATTTTTCATCTACATTAGCGTGTAAACCTGTTCTATCTTTTATACCTTGTACAGATATGAATAATGTATTTAATGACATTTCTTATTTTTTTCTTGTTACTACATTTGTTTTCCACTCGTGGCGACAAGATTCACTTGCTACCCCATTGTCATTCCACCATCCGCCCCTTCTATCCCAAACTGAATACCCTAATCTCGCACTCATTGATTCAATATCACTTCTGCTATATAATTTATTTGCACCTAATAAAGCCTTACAAAAAGGTCTGCTATTAGTTATATCTGAATCGTTAAAACCTGCAATCCAATCATAAGAATAACGAACTAAAATTTCAGTTGTTTGTGGCTTTGTTTCACCTACTGCCTTACTCAATGGTTGTGTTAACTCCCTTGAAATTATAATGTTGCTATTAATGCCCTTACCAATTTTTGTTTGAGTAGTTTTTAATATCTTTCTATCTTCTAAATCTTTTATAACTGTATTAATAGTCTCAACACTTTCATCTAAAACCTCTGCCAATACTTCAGGTGTAACATCTTTTTGTTTTGCTATTTGGTCTAATATGTCTGATTCTAATTGGTTTACATCAGCAAACATATAAAAGTCTGCTTCATCACTAAAACGCTTTTTAGATTTCCAAATGTTATAACTTTCTTTTGACTCACCAAACTCCATAAATACTCCAAAGTCTTGTGCTGCAAATTGAGCATCTAATTCTTCTGAACCTAGCCAAGTATTTACTTCTTCATCACTTAACGCATATCCTGTTTTAAGCATTGCTGAAGCCTGTTCTCTATTAATCTTACCTTTAGTAAATTCACGAATGATACGCTGCATATTTTGCCACTCACGACCTTTTAAACCTTTGATATGCTCGTTAACAGATAAACTTTGTGCAGGTGCTGCAGCATCTTGTACAGGTGCATATTTAGTCATATCAATTCCTATCTTCTCTAATACCCACTCTTTAGGAGCAACTGAAACTATTGTTGCCTCACTAAATTCTATTCCTATTGGTTCAGTAGGTATAATCTTAATTTCAGTTTTAACACCTTTTAATTTAGCTAACATATTAAATACACTTTCTAGGTGCATCTGTTTAGCGTTTACATAAGTGTTTTTAAATATCTCGTAGCCATCACGCATCTCTGTTCTACTACCTAACTTACCTGCTTCTGCAATACCCATAATGGATGGAGTAGTAACTTGATGCCCACTAAAAATATTAGTTTGTATTAATTCATCTATCTTACCAAAATCCTCTTTTGTTAAATCACTCGTACCTAAATCATCTACGACAGGCTTCCTAGATATGTCATTGACAAAAGCAATCATATATTTCTTACCATCAGCACCGCTATAAGTCTTTCTTAATCTATTATCTACATTTCTTTTTTCTTCATCATTAGGCTCACCATTTGGTAAGGTAATAAGTTTACTTGCAGAAAACCCTGTTTGAGCATTACCTAAAATATGTTTAGATACCTCAATATCAGATTCAATATAGTTTAATGCAGCAAAGTAACTTGGTAATCCATAAATACCTATGTTTGGTCTGTACTCTTTTACATACAAAATTTGTTTGCCTGTAGGTAGTTTAGGATTAAAAGCAGCAATAACATCAGGTTTAACTTTGTTATCCTTCCAATCTTCTTTATACCAATACTGCGTATTATCTTTATTCGTGCGTATCTTAACATAATCACAATGCCATATTTCTGCAAGTTTACCTGATAAATCCCAAATAACTTCCATATAAGCACCGCCAAATATCTCAATATCTAAAGATACCTTTCTAGTTAAGTCATCTAAAGATTCAACTCTATTTGCGTAATCAATAAAGGATTGAGCATCTGCCTCACCACTCCAACCATTACCTGTAATGTAGTGAACCTTACTTTTAATGATGGCACTATGCTTTGATGACTTGTTGTATAAGTCAACTATATATTCAGGGTAATCATTATTTTCCCCATATTTTATGTATCCGCCATCAATACCCTTCTTCTCTTTGAATTCAGGCTGCCTAGCTTCTGCGAATGTTAATACTCTTAAATCTATCATTGTCTAATTGTATAAGTGTCTGTTGTTGTATATTCTGTATATGATATAGTAGTACCTGAAAGCCACATAATCCCTGTTTCTAGCTTGTTTAAGCCACTAGGATTTGTGTTGCTAGTACTTGCTTGTTCATATATCTCGTATGTGTATTGCCCTTCTAAAGCAGTATTAAAGTATGTATTAGTTACAATGCTAAATTCATTAAACCTGTCTTTATATGAACTTAAATCTGTTGCGTTTAATTTAACAAAACTTACTACTACATTGCTACTTCTATTAGTAAATACAAATAAATAGTTTGGGTTAGTCAATAACTGCTTTTCAGTTAATGTTAACACAATAGTATTTGTTTCGCCTTTAGTTAAATGTATCATTACTAATATATAGGGAAATAATGAATGTTTGCAAAATTGTAATATAGTTCTAGTTTGCATGAATTTTACATTAGAATCTATGCAATAGTTAATAAATTGGCAATATATGTCCAATTTTTTATGCCAAAAACAGTAGCGTAACTCGGACAATGTCCGAATTAGTGTCACTAATTTATATAAATATGTGACAAAGTAAGGGTTAATTTGGTTATATGTTGTAACATATAAATAGTACTATTTGTTACGAAATATATGCAAATGAATATAAATAGGTGCAAAGTTTAATTTATGGGTGCAATTTATACTTTGAGTATAAAAACAGGAGTAATACTACCCTAATAGCAAAAAATGTAAACTCTGCAAGTTTTGATATTATAAAAAGTTGTTGTACCTAAATTATAATAATCTGCTTTACTCAATGGACTGCGTAATTTTACTCAAAGTAAAATAGTAAAGCTATTATTTTACTTTAAAGCAAATAAGTACAATAGTAAAGTTATAACTTGACAAGACCACCCCCTGTTGTAAAGCTATTACTTGACAAATGAGCCGTAAATGATTCATAAGCGGCTCAAGATTGATTGATAAATGCACATCATAAAGTGCGTTATATGTCGCATATTGCCATCATTAGTGTCATTTAAGACACATTATTGTGAATATATATAACACAAAAACCCCCACCTAAAGAATTAGGCAGGGGAACTAACTATGAAAAACTACAAACCTAACCTGCAGTTGTAAGAGCAGCAGCAACTGTACTATTAACTTCAGGGGATAAGCTAGGCTCTGCTCCTGTAAATGTTAAAGTATATCCGCTTCTGTCTCCTTCAGCAGTACCTGTTGCGGCACTACCTGCCGTTAAGTCTAATGCTCTTGTTTTACCTACGTACCAATACTTACCATTGTTGTCTTTAGCAACTGCGACAAGTCTATTTTGTGCTAATAATAAGATTTCATTTCTTGTATTAGCTTGTAACTTATTTAAAATTATTGTCAATTCAGGGGTAAAATATAAAGTACCATTTTGAACATTTGATGCTACATTCTCTGTAAGCATTGAAGTTCCTTTGGTTAACTCATATTTATAAAACCTCTTACCTGCTGCTTTTACTAAAGCGGTAATTACACCACTTACTTCAGTAGTAGAAGTTACATCTGAACTTGCAATAAAATAAACTTCCGTAATTCCGCCTAAAGAATCACGACAATCTAGGGTATATCCCTGTGTTAATGCACACGCCATTTTTGTTTATTTTATTTTATTAAAAAATGGGGAGTATGTTTCAACTCCCCTTATAATTAAATTGCTACTTTAACGATTTCATCAGGGAATGCTACGTTCACACCCATTTTGAATTCTGCTGCAAAACGAACTTCATCAGCCTCTTTTGCAAAGAAGATTTCAAACTTTTCTTCTTCGTTAAGTAAATCTGTACCCAAGAACAAGTTGCTTAAACGCATTGCGTAAACATCATTTGTTCCGTTTAATCCTTGTAAAGCTACTACTTTAATAGAAGTTCCCGGAAGTACAAATTCGCTATCTGCTTTACCATCAAAAGCATAATTGAACATATTAGCGTTCTTTAATGCAATTGTGTAAGTACGGAATGTATCCATACCACAAACAATAACCATATCTTCAGAAGCTACTACTTTAGCAGGAATTGCACTATATACACCATCAAATAATGCAATTACGTTTGCAGCAGTAATAGAACTCAAAGGAGCACCTGAAATATAACCTGATACGTTAGCATCAACTACACCTGCAGCAGCACCGATTAATTTGATGAAGCCATCAAACTTATTTAAGTTACCATTAGCAGAAGCAGTATCACCCTGCCATAAAGCAGTCTCTAATTGAGAAGCAATTGTTTTAGCTTTTCTATCAGAATAATCTTGCTCAAAAGGAATTGAATCATATTGGCTACCTGTTGGTAAAGCCTTTTGTAAGTATTTAGCTTCCAATGCTTTAGGACATAAAGCCTCTTGTACTTTAATCTTACCTACTGTTACAGTTCTTTGTGTAAAAGAAGTTGTACCTGATGCGTTCCAACCGCAAGTACCACCTGCTTGAAAGAAAGCATCTGTATCCATAATATTAATGGTTTCTGCGGATTTAACTCCAACCATTACGTTTCCTGCACTTTTGATAAGAGCAGCAGTTTTTGCACCTAATACAGATGAAGTCACTAACTGTGCTTCGTTTTCTTTAGTATAGTTGCTTAATGTTGATACTGAAAATGACATTTTTTATAAATTTATTTGTTTAAAATTGCGTTTCTATATTTCTCTAATCTCTCATACTTGCTATCTTTTGTAGCTACATATGATTGAAAAGCGTTTGCTGCTTTTTGAGTAGGTTCAGCAGTTGGAGTGTTTGAAAGTGCTTCTACTAATTCAGCTACTTGTGCAAACCCTTGTTTTACTTTGCTCTCTAATTCAGCAATTTTTGCTTCTAATTGACTTTTTTGCTCTGCAAACTCTGCCTTTAATTCTTCTGCCATAGCAGTAGTATCTTGTGCAGGTGCTACAGGTGCAGCAGGTGCAACAGGTTCTTCTTCTACAATATCTTCTTTAGGGGAAGAAATTTCAATGATTGTTCCTGTTTCATCTACTTGGATAGAAGTACCATCCATTAATTGATGTTCGCCTTGTGGAGCAGGAGTGCCATCAGCCATCTCTACTTTACCACCGATTTCTAATGCAGAAATCATAACCTTTGTTCCATCAGCCAAAGAATATTCAGCCATTTCTACCTTTGTAACTACAGGTTCTGCAGGTGCAACAGGTGCTTGTGGCTCAATTACTTGTGGCATATCTTCAAATAAGGCTCTTATTTGTTGTAATGCTTCTTTTGGATTCATTTTATTTTTCTTTAAATGTTAATAAATAAGGTAGTTTATCACTTAACCGTTCATCCTTATTATTTACCGTTCATCAAATTAATCAAAAAAAGTGGGGCAAATGTTTGGAATGTGTTTAAAACCTGTGTACTTTTACTATGTCATTGAGAGACACCAAAAACAAACACTATGAAACACAAAACACTCCCTGCTCCAATTGAAGTTAAACTTTTTGTTACTTTAATTATTTCAGCTATTGCTTCAGTTTTAATTCAATTTTTAATCAAATAAAATAAACACTATGGAAAAGACAATTTCAATTGAACTAGGTTATTATGGTCATCAAGCCGAATTATTTCAAGAATTATTTAAAGAGTATTCTAAAGAACCAAATCAATATGGAACTTTTTTAGAGTTTGCAAACATTACTGATAGAGCAGTAAATATGGGTGTTGCAGTCTATACTAATGCTTTTGAAAATGAAACTCATTTTAATCAGGTTCTAATGAGAAAATTAAAATGGTTCTTTATTGGTGAGAAAATTAAAAGTTCTGAATTATATAAACAAATTATCTAAAATAAACAAACTATGAAAAATTTAATTGAAAAGTATGAAAGTCTAGGTTATGTCCTAACTGTTAAAGAAGAATTAAACATTGCCCTATGTATGAAAGCTAAAAGCAAAGCTAGATTTCCTAAAGCATTATTTAATTACAGGTTCAGAAGTCCTGAAAGAATGGCTGAATTTTGTTCTGAATGGATTGAAAGAGTTGAAAGAAATATTAATGCTGAAAATGAAAGAAAGGCTAAAAAGAAGGAAGCACAAAAGAATATGAATCACAATTTTGTTGAAGGTTCAATCATTTACAATTCTTGGGGATATGACCAAACTAACATTGACTTCTACCAAATCATAGAAGTTAAAGAAAAGTCAGTAATTTTGAGAGAAATTGCTAGTTCTTATGTTTCAGGTACTGAAGGTTATATGTGTGCTAATGTTAAGCCTGTTAAAGATTCTTTTGTTGGTGAACCAATATTAAAAAGAATAAATCTTTCAGTCAGTTATAATGGTGAAATTAGCTACCACATAAAAGCAAAGCACGGATGTTTCTGCAATTTCATTGAAAGCAAAGAAGAAAAAGGAGTTTACTCTAGTTGGTATGCTTAATAAATTAAATATGAATAAAATAAAATATAACTCACTTGCACTTGCTGCTGAATACCATAAGTATCAGCAGTATGGCATAAAACCTTATCTATATCATTTATTAGATGTATGGTTTGAAGCAGAAAAGTTTTGTAATGAAAATAATATTAAAAGTAATAAAATGGATGTAATCCTTTCTGTATGTGCATTGCACGACATACTAGAAGATACCACATTATATGAAAATAAACTTAAACAGATAAGCAATAAAGTTTATACTAATGTTAAACTACTAACTAAAAAGCCACCATTAGATACATACTATATTGAAATATCTAAAAGTGAAATAGCTTCAATAGTAAAGCTATGTGATAGGATATGTAATGTCAGGGAATGTATCAGGAACAGAAACTACCACAAATTAAAAAAGTATATATCTGAATCAAAACAATTCAAGATTATATACTCTAAATCTAATAAGTCTTTATCTAATAAATTAGAAAGGCTTTATTTAAAAGGTAGGTTAATTAGTATTTTTGGTATTCTTCCTTACTAATCATTTTCCCTTCTAAAATAGCTTCAACCAATTTGTTTGGTGCACCTTCTACTTTGTATGGGGTCGCACCTTTTTCTTTACCTTCATAACCACCTTCAGGGATATTTCTGAAAGCAATTTCTTCAAAACTGTTTTCAAAGAATACCTCTTTTCCATTGGCAATTTCAGTAAGTAGATTCTCATTTCTCATATACACAATTTACTAATATTATTTGACTATTACAAAAATTTACTGTAATATTTTTTAGATTCCTGTTCTATTTGTTTTCTTTGTTTATCATCTTTACCGACTACCAATACACGATATTTTTCGTAATAGTCGTGTCCTTTACCACCTTCAACTCCTACCTGTTTAGCAATTTGATTATACTTCGCTTCGCCTAGTATCATTTTGGCATTTTCAGGCTTTTCTTTGGCATAAATCATTTTAGGTGTATTTACCTGTATTTCTGCAGTTAAGCCATTAGCGGTCTTTATATTGACCAAATTACCACTATATCCCAATGGATTAGATTCGTGAGTTTGAGTTTTAATTCTGCCATTACCACCTGCTACTCTAGAATCATTGCTTAAATCTTTAATAATATTTTGCATTGCAATTGGGTCATCAGTAATTATAGTATTCCTAACTGCATCTTTTATATTACCTAAATTACCACCTTCTTCTGTATTTGTTTTTCTTACAATAGAATCTGCTGATTTCATATTAATAGGAGTAACAACTGCACCATATTTTTCTGCTAAATCTTTTCCTAATTTATCAACTTCAGGTGCTGCTTCCTGTGCTTTAGAAACTAAATCTTTTACTTCTTTATCTTCAACAGATACTGTTTTTACAGAACCTGTTGGTTCATTATCTCCTCCGCCTTCAGGTCTCCTTCCGCTTCCCGGTCCACCTAATTCTACTTCTTCTAATATTTTATATATCTCACTCATTACCTGTTGTTCTTTAGGTATTTTTGGAGTGTAGTTAAATATACCTTCAATAGAGAATCCATTAATCTTACCTTCTTTAACTTGCTGCCATACTGCATCATTTTCTACTAACATAGATACAAACCAACTACCATCAGGTGCATCTTCAAATCCTTTCATTGGTTCAATACCCCTAGACTTATCACTAATAAAACTTTCAAACATTGTAACCCCTGTTTCAATTTGGTTAGGGTCGTGCATTAGGTTCACATTATTTTGATAACCTTTTTTAAAGTATTTCTGTACAATCTTAACAATAGTATCTTTAGAAAATGCCACATAATAATCACCAAAATTAGCATCACTTCTAAAAATAGGAGTATCAGCCAACATAGCACAACCGCTAATAATGTGCTTATCTTCACTAATAATTTGAAACTTTTGTTCATTTTTAAAGGCATTCCAATTCTTTTGAATGGCAGGTCTATCAACTAAAGCGACAAACTGCACTTCAGCATCATCGGTTAAGTCATCTGATATTTCCAACATATATAATGGTAATTCCATACTCATAAATATCTAATTTTAAAATATTAACTAAATCTTGCTCTCTGTCTTATTGCAGCTATCCTTTGTTGATTGCTAGTAACATCACTTTCAATTACATATGCTCTTACTGCTTGATTGCCTATATCGTTAATTGATTGCTGACTAATATTAGTAGTTTGTGCAGTTGGTGTTTGTGGTATCATTGGTGATGCTGATGACATAGAAGGCATACCACCACCGCCTCCGCCATTAGGAACACTTACAGATGCTATTTGCCTTACCCTAGCTATACCTGCTAATACTGCAGGTGCAGCCATTAAATAAGGATAAGCAGGATTTACTATTGATATTGGATTTTTAGCTGCTTGTTTAAATATTGTTGATGCACTTAAATAAGTATCAATTGTAGCTGAAGATATTGCAATAGCTTTACCTGCTGCAGTTTCTTGACCAATTATATTTGATAACCCTGCAGTAATATCTGCAATAGCATAAGCAGTATCTTGTTTAGCTTGAATTTTTTCTTTCTCTATAATGCTTTCAGCCTCTGCATTTTGTTTATTTAATTCTAATCCTTTAGTAAATGCAACTGCTTTATCAGTAAGCATTTTACCTAATCCGTTCTTATTGCTTTCAACTAATAATTCTTGTTGTTTATCAGCATCCTCTTTTTCTTTTTCTTCTTTAGCTTTTTTAGCTTCTAGTTCAATATCTTTAACAGTAACCCCTGCTTGTTTACCTTTTTTTCTTTTTTCATAAGCAGCTAATTCATCATCAATAGCTTTCTTTTCTCTTAACGCAGCACGAACTTCTTCTTCTAATTTAATTTCATTTGCTAATTTTCTTAATCTAGCTTCATTTTGTAATCTATTAATAGTGCCATCATTTGATAATTTTGCTAACTGTTTTTGTATTTCTGCTTCTGCTTCTACATCTAAACCTTTTATTTTTTCATAATGTTCATTTAAAGCATCTATTTTTTTCTTTCTATAATCTTCTTCTATTTGAAATTTAGCATCTTCATCATCACCTGCTCTTTCTAAATCAATTTCTTTTAAAGCATCTAAATCTTCTAAATATTGAGTATTGGCTTTTTTACTTCCTTCAACAAATGCTTTATCAAATTTTATTTTTGCTAGTCTTGCTTTTTCTGCTGCACCTACAAAATTCATAAAGGATTCAACTAATAATCCTACTAATAATACTGCAGCACCAATCCCTGTTGCTATTAATGCTGCTCTAAATATTCTTAATGCAATAGTTGCTCCTGTTGTTGCAACAGTAACTTGATTTGTTGCTACTGCTTCAGCTTCCAATGTAGCAGTTGCACCTGTTGATGCAACAGCAACTTCAGTTGTTGCTACTGCTTGTGCTTCTAATGCAGTTGTTTCTGCTTCTACTGAAAGAACCGCTTCTTTTGTAACTTCTACAGTATCACCCATAATAAAATTATAGGCAGATTGATATAATGTAGTACTTTGTATTACTGCACCTAATTGTTTGAAACTATCTACACTTTCACCAATGCTTTGCAATCCTTGTGAAATTGCCATTGCAGATTGAACTTTTAATAAAGTTTTTTGAACATTCTCACTTTCAGAACCAAATAAAGCCATTGCTCCCTGTACTGCTGCAAACCCACCTGCAACACCTGATAAAGATGCACTTAATGCTTTAAACTTTGCATCAGGATTAAAAGCATCAACTAATGTTTTTGCATCACCTATTTGGTCTTTTATTCCTGCTACTCTTTTTGCTGCTTCAATAGCCTCTTTGGATGTTGCTCCAAACTTATCGGATAATACAACTACTTCATTCTGTGCTTCACGAAGTTGCTTTTTAAGTGAACCTATTGAACCTTCTGCACCTGATGTATTAACGTTTACATTTAAATTTAAATTCTCTGCCATTAGTATGTTGTTTCAATTACTTTTAATAAACTTATTTTTGTAGTGTTGTATTCCATTGGATTAAATCCATCTACCTTATTTAATCTGAATAGTACACCATCTATCCAAATGTATTTGCTAAAATCTAAATTCAATATATCAACTGTATTAAGCAAAGCAAAACAGGTTAATAGCTTACTATTTTTATCTGTTATCTCTGCTATATAATCACTATGATATGCGTTAAATAGATTTGTAGTTGGGTATGTTGTTGCAGGAAAAGATAATTCTTTAGGTGCTCCAAAGTTAATATCATTTGCAGGTGTATAAGGGTCATCTAAATGACCTGCATAACCATAAGCAGTATATGTACCTAGAACAGTTGCCCCATTCATTATATTCCAACTTGTAATACCTGTTTTCTTTTTTACTTGCATTATCCTAATAACACTATCCATAACATCTTCTTTTGTATTGTTATTAGATAGCTTATAAATTGCAGGGTATATTTTATCTGTTCCTGTTTGTTGAAATAAAACACTAGGTGCAAATATTATTTCAGTTGTTTCAATATCTTTTGCAAAGTCAAACTCTGTATCATAAATCCTATCTGCGTATCCTTCGCTATATTTTTTTCTATAATTTTCATTATAAAAATCGTTATCTGTTTTATACTTATATTCAAAGTATCTTGCATTAAGTTCACTCATTGGCTTTATACTTAATGGCTTTGACCTGTCTATTTTGTTTGTCCAATCTTCTGCATTATCACTAATTGATGGGTAGAAATATATATAAGGTTTTATTATAATTTTTTTGTCATCCCACTTGTCATCATAAACATATAGATTAAACATTTTACATATACTCAAAAAGAAGTCTCTTTGAAATATTCCTTTAGGTATAGAACTATTAATAACAATAGGGTCATTATAACTAATGGGTACTATATCCGTTGTAGTGGTTGTAATATCAAATCCATTTGAACTTAAACTATCAAATTGATATGGTACACTTCCACCTGACCAACTTATATGTAATTGAAAATAATCAGCAGGGTTTATAGTAATTGCCGATAGATTAAAATTTACATTAAAGAAATTACCACTAAAACCTGTACCCATATTATAGGATGCAATAGCAGTACCATTTTTCTTTAAATAAATTGTAGCATTATTACCTATTGACCATTCTGCATTTACATTAAAATCTATGTTAACTACTTTTGAACTAGCACCTGCAAAAGTAAATTTGGTATTACTTTCTGTTAAAGTAAAATTACCTAATGTAAAAGCACCAAATTCAAGATATATTTCAACACCTGTTCCTGAATATGTTTGGTCTATTGGGTAAGCATCTAATTGAACATTAGTTGAGTTTGAAAATACCTTTTGATTATGTGGTATAATAAGTCTATTATATAATTCTAAATCACCTGCTTGTAAATTTAATTCATATGTATAGTCAGTTGCTGCAAACATTTTACTAATATATTCTGCTACATATAAAGCAGGTCTAAATGCCTTTACTTGAAAGTCTTTTTTATATGTTCCAAATTCACCTGTACTTACATTACCATAGTCTATTAATGGATAGTAGTAACCTGAACCTACAGAAGCATCCCAACTATTTATTATATTAGTTACATTGTAAGTATGATTGTATGCACTAAAATCTAAATCCTCTATTCTTGAATTTCCTAATGCAGTTATAAATCCGCCTAACTCACCAAACACAGAACATTGATATTCTATTGTTTTGCCATCTACAACTATCTCAAGTATTCTTAATGTACCTTTAAATATCTGTACCTTGTCAATAAATATTTTGCATTGTGCTGCTTTACTTGCATTGAAGTTATAGTTAACATTTGGTAAAGTATTATCAAAGAAATTAGCATTACCTAAATCAAATACAAATCCAAAGATTTGGTTATTTATAGCAGTACCTGATAATGATATAGTTTTACTAAAGGAAGTATTTTTACTACCAAAATCAGTAATGTCATCTATTGCATAAGTAAACTCTGTACTTATATCTTGCAATAAATCTAGCTTATAATCTTCTACATATATCTCTGTGCTAATCATTATCTAAATTGGCTTGTTAAATATTTACCTACTTCAATATCAATTTCAAAGTTGAATAACTTATCACTACTTTCTAACTTGTACTCGTAGTTTGTGCTACTAATTGTAACAGGGAAATAAGCACCTTGCACTTCCATATATGTAATTGTACTTGCAAACAACTGTGCTAACCATTCATAATCCTGCTCACTAACCCAATCGGATATAAGATGAAACTTATCCTTATGCTGAATAGCATAGTTCAAAGTAGTTTCATTATACTTATTATAAGCATCTATATTGGTCATAGTGTTCCCGCTTAACTGCCAATCATTTCTTCTATATGATGCTCGTTGTAATTCTGTACTTCGTTTATTAACCAATGCAAACTTCATAGTATCCCAACCGCCTAAACGATTTAGGAAATGTAAATTGTACTGTTTGTATTTAGGATAGAACTTTTGAGTAAATTGTAACTTCCTAGATATTGCCACACCTCTTTTTAAATAAACATTATACCCATAGGTATCTTCTGTAATAAGTGTTCTACCTGCAAAAGTATTGATATGCCCTGCTTGACAATTAAACAAATTCATCTCACCACTAAAAGTAATGCTACCACTTGCAGTATCTACTACTGAACCTGATTCATTTACAACATCAATCCAAGCCGAATAATCACCGCTAGTAATCTTAAAATAAGTCGCATAAAAATTATCCCCATACTCAATCGTAATATTGTCATTGTCTCTTTCCGTAATCCAATCATCTGTAAAGTTTTCTAAAAGTAAATTGTCGTAATAATCAGACAATACTAATGGGGTATTATTATTTGTAAATAGAATATCTGCAAATAATGGTGGATAATAATTGTAAGAACTTAATGCACCTGAAACTAGATTTAAACTTGTAACTAAATTACCCCCACTTATATACTCCTCACCTATTTTTATTTCACTATCTACTTTTATCTTATCATTAGATGCCACCAAAATAGAACTACCTGAAGGCTCAAAGTAATTAGTTACATAACTCCTTACCATTGGTGATGCGTTAAATACTCCATAGCTACCTTCTGCTGAAGGTGATGGATATACTTTTGTTCTACTAACTTGACTTCCGTTTACATAAACATCATACACAAACTTAAACGCAGTTTGACCTACATTAGTTGAACTTGAAACGAACCATAAGTCATCGTGCATACTGCTATAAGGTGCAGGACTACTTTGTATTGTTATTGCCATTGCTTAATTCTTTACCTATTTGTTTTATCTTAATTTGAATGTCTTTACCTAATGCTACTTCCATTACTTCATAAAAGTTTTTACCGAATGTTTCTTTTGCTGCATTGTCAAAATAATGTGTTGACCTAATACCTTTTGTATGTATAGACCTAGCTATTACAAAAGCTAAAGACTTTTTACTATCTATTGCCTTTGATTCTACCCCTAGCTTTCTATAAGGTTTTACAGATACTGCCTTTAGTTTGTTATAACCTAGCCAACCTTCTACTGCTGAAATTGGGATGCTTTTTTTAGATGGGTTAAATTTGTAAGGTGTTTTACTATCTGCCTTTATGTTTTTAGTTCCTTTTACCCCTTTGTTTACAAAATCAAAATACTTTGAAGCAGGTTCACTTTTAGGATAACCTAATGATAATGTATAATTTGTACCAAATTTTGTAAACTGCAGCCTTATATCATTAATATTACCTGATGCTATTGAGTTATTTGCTCTTAAATTCTTTTGAGCATTTAATATAAAGTCAGCACCAAAGTCTTTTAACAATCGTTCAACCACAGGCAATTCACCTTCCTTCATAGGCTTTTCACCTAATGTATTCAGGAATCCATCCGCTATTGCTTTTGCCTGTGCTTTACTAATGCTCATACCAATAAATAGGACATTGGTCTAAAAATAACTAACCCCACCTTTTTTAAGGATGGGGTCGTTAACCAAAAACTAAAAAACTATCTTACCTTCTTTATTTGCTCATTGTCAAAATCTGTCTTTGCTTTTAGATAGGACAGGATATTTAAACATTCTATTGTTGAGAGTTCATACGCTTCCGTAACTGTGCAATTTTCATACTCGGCAATAAGTTTGGTGCTATATTGCCATCCAAAATATTCAATAAATTTACTACCACCCCTGTTGCTTCCTGCCCCTTCATCCCTGCCTTTGTCAGTTTGTTCGCCATATAATCCTGTGAAACTTCTATCCAATTTCTGTATACTTGATAAAAAAAAACCAAAGAGTGATAAACATCTATAAACTTTGCCTCTAACATATCGTTAGCATATTCTTGATGTTTACTAGCATCGTAGTCTATATCAAATAACATTCCAAAGTATCTCTTTTGTGGTATTACCATTGTAGCTGCCAACTTATGAAGGTTGCCATATAAATCCTCACTAAATACCTTGCTCTCAATGTACCTAGCGAATGGCATCTTGCTTATATCGTAGTTTACTCTATATGCTTTGTTGTAGGATATATTGATAAACTTAACAGGCTTCCCTTTAATCGGTTCATTTAAGAAAGTAATGCTTTTACTTAACTCTGCATATTCATTCAAAGGAAGGCTATCTACTTGCATTTCTGTAAGATTATTGACTATTGCAACTAATCGTACATTTATGTCTAGGTCAGTATCATTCTTATCCTTTGAGTTAAGAACATTGTATATCTGTTGGTACTGCCAAACGCTTATTTTTTCCCACATAGTTCTTTAAATTTACATAAAGATACAACAATTGTAAGTAATACAATACCTAATAATGTACCTAAAATTAGTCTAGTTAGTTCTATTGTAATCTCTAATATTGCTTTCATAGTTTAGTTTTATAGTTAATCCATCCATTTTCCGTGCTTTCTTAAATGCCAAAATCTGTGTTTTAACACTTCAACAATAATACCCCATAAGGTATCTGCTTCATAACTTCCTTCATTTACTATTAGTTTCATATATTATTTATTTTGTTTATTAAAGTTAATTCTTTTTGATATTCTAAATATTCTTCAAGTGCTTTAATTTGTAAATCCTTTATTGATATTTGAATTTCTTGTTTCTTAATGCGTTCAATTAGACCTTCTATTTCTATCCTGTCTAATAGGCTTTGTTTTAATTCGTATGGCTTCATAGTTTTTGTTTTTAAAATATCCCTGCCCCCATTGGGATAACCCACTAACGATTATTAATTTAATTAAGCAGGGATAGTAAGTTAAATATTTTGTAGGTATGCAGTT